ATCCTGCGCCCGCTCGAGCTGGAGGCGCACCAGCTGCAGCGCGCCGACGGGTGCGCGTTCGACGCGCTGGCCTGCGCTAGCGCCACCGTCAAGGAAAGCTCGGAGGCGGCGGTCGCGCTGCTGACGGCCGGCGCCAACCCGACCCCGGAGGCGCTCAAGGCGGCGCTGAAGGAAGTGACCGAGGCCGAGGAAGCGGCCGCGAACGCCAAGCGCGCGCTGATCGCCCGCATCGAACAGGGCGAGGTGCCGGCACCGCTGCGCGCGGTCGGCTGAGGTTTTTTTGCGCGGGCGGGCGGCGCAGACCGCTCCCCGACGCTGCCACGGTAGCAGCAGGGATGTCCACCCGATTTATCCAACCACAAGAAGGAGATAGACGCATGTCAACCACCTCGACGGCCGCCGCGGCGGCCCGCAACCCGAACGGCCTGATGGACGCCGTGATGCAGAAGCTCGGCGCCAAGAACGACGCCGCCCTGGCGCGCGGCCTGCAGGTCGCACCGCCCGTGATCAGCAAGATCCGCCACGGCCGCCTGCCGGTCGGCCCGGCAATGATCCTGAAGTGCCACGAGATCGCCGGCCTGCCGGTGCCGACCATCCGCGGTTTCATCGGCGGGGCGGCATGAGCAAGCAGCAGCCACCGCAGGAGCAGCAGCCGTTGCCGGTCGAGCCGGGCCACGTGATGAGCCGGGCCGCCTACGCGCGCCTGGTGCGCGAGCAGCACAAATAAGAAGGGCCCGCTGCAACGGGCCCGGGTACCACCAACCACAAAAGGAACTGAGATGCTACCACAAGAGACAGCGGAGCTTGCGCAGGAGCGCCTGCCGGAGACGGCGGACCCGCTCGCGGCCCGCGCCGCCCACAATGCCATCGCCCGCACGGGGCTGGCCGCGCACGTGGCCCAAACCGTGATCCAGCGCGCCAGCGCCCTGGACGGCGCCAAGCCGGCAGCCTACGTCAGCGCCGCCGCGCTGGCGCGCCTGGCCGACGAGCGGCTGGGCGGCATCGGCAGCGTGCTGAATGCGCGGCCGGGGCGCGGGCTGGTGCCGGTCTACCTGGCCGCGCCGGCGTCGCCTGAACTGCTGCGCTGCGTGCGCGCCTACGCGCTGGCCTACCTGGCCGAGGAGCGCGACCAGCCGGAGCTGTGCGCCGATGCAGCGCACCACCAGGCCGTGTGCGGGCTGTTCGCCGCGCTCGAGCGCGAAGAGCGGAGGGTAGCATGACGCTCGCCACCACCAACGACCGCCGCACCGTGCGCCGCACCGCCAACCTGCGCCGCCTGGTCGGCGAATTGCAGCGGCGCACGCTGTCGCGCGACGACATCGCCGAGGAACTCGGCCAGAGCGGCTCCGGCGTGCGCGGCTATGTGCGCGACCTGTTGCCGCTGGTCGAGGTGATCGAGGGCGGCCGGACCGTGCAACGCCGCTACCGGTTGACCGCCGACGCGCAGTGCGTGGCGGCGTTCCTCGCCGGTTTGGACGAAGCGCCGCAGCAGCGCGGCGCGCGCCAGAAGGCAAGCCGCGCGCAGCTGGCGGTGGCCCAGCGCGACCCGGGCCGGCACCTGCACCTGATGGAGGACGACGTCGACTTCGCGATCCGCGTCAGCCGGCTGCCGGTGATGCGCGACCCGATGGTGGCGGCGCTGTTCGGGCCGGCGGTCGGGGTGCGGGCATGAAGCGCGATCTGCTGACGATGGCGCTCGACCTGGGCAACGAACTGATCGTGGACAACTTCGCCGGCGGCGGCGGGACCAGCACCGGTATTGAGTCCGCGTTCGGTCGCCCGGTCGACATCGCGATCAACCATGACCCGGAGGCGCTGGCGATGCATGCGCTGAACCATCCGTACACGAAGCACCTGTGCGAGTCGGTATGGGACGTCGACCCGATCGAGGTGACCAACAATCAGCCGGTCGGTCTGGTGTGGCTGTCGCCCGACTGCAAGCACTTCTCCAAGGCCAAGGGCGGAAAGCCGGTCGAGAAGAAGATTCGCGGACTGGCATGGGTGACGATGCGCTGGGCGGCCAAGTGCAAGCCGAGGGTCATCATGCTCGAGAACGTGGAGGAATTCGTCACCTGGGGCCCGCTGATGCGCAAGATGGTCGACGGGGAGGAAGTCTGGCTGCCGGATCCGGCGAAGAAGGGCGTGACCTTCCGCAGCTTCAAGCGGCAGCTGGAAGGCCATGGCTACAAGATCGAGTTCCGCGAGCTGCGCGCCAGTGACCTCAATACGCCGACGATCAGGAAGCGCCTGTTCATGGTGGCGCGGCGCGACCACCTGCCCATCGTGTGGCCCGAGCAATCGCACGCGGCACCGGACCATCCCATGGTCAGGACCGGCAAGCTCAAGCCATATCGCACGGCCGCCGAATGCATCGACTGGTCGCTGCCGTGCCCGTCCATCTTCAACCGCAAGCGTCCGCTGGCCGAGGCGACCCTGCGCCGCATCGCCAAGGGCATCATGCGCTACGTGATCGACAACCCGACACCGTTCATCGTCGGCCAGGGCGGGCCGATCTACGCCGGCAAGCCGGTGCCGGTGACCCAGCCGCTTGGCACGCTGACGACCGAGAACCACCGCGCGATCGTGCTGCCGTCGATCGTCCCGGTCACGCACCAGGGTGGCGACCGCAGCGAGTCGGTGCACGAGCCGTTCCGCACGATCACGGCGGCGCACCGCGGCGAGAAGGCGCTGGCGCAGGCGACGCTGCAGCCGGTCGAAAACAATGCGACGCTGGTTAGCGCCTTCCTGAACGAGCACGCGAACGCCAGCAACCAGCGCGTGATGCCGGTGGACCAGCCGCTGCGCACGGTGTGCGCCCAGGTTAAGGGCGGTCACTTCAGCATGGTGTCGGCTGCGCTAGTTGGCGTCGGCGGCCGGGCAGGCGACCGCCGGCCGCGCGGGCTGGATGAGCCGACGGCGACTACCACGGCGAAGTACGATGTCGCGCTGGCGACGGCGTTCCTCGAGAAGAGCTTCGGCGGCAACGAATCGCCGGGATGGCCGCTCGACAAGCCGATCAGCACGGTGACCACGCAGGACCACCACAGGCTGGTCACCAGCAATCTGGTCAAGCTGCGCGGCACCTCGGCGGCAGCGGCCACCAACGAGCCGATCGGCACGATCAGCGCGCAGGGCCAGCACCACGCCGAGGTCCGGGCCTTCCTGATCAAGTACTACGGCAACGACAAGGACGGCGTCGAGCTGGGTGCGCCGCTGCACACGATTCCCACGCATGACCGCTTCGGGCTGGTGACGATTCAAGGCCAGGACTACCAGATCGTCGACATCGGCCTGCGCATGCTGGCGCCGCACGAGCTGTACCGCGCCCAGGGCTTCCCGAGCACCTACGTGATCGACGAGATTCCCGACCCGAAGCTGCTGTTCGTGGATGGCCGGCAGGTCGACGGCGACCCACGCCTGCTGCCGCGCATTGCGCTGCCGAAGTCGTCGCAGGTCCGCATGTGCGGCAACAGCGTCTGCCCGACGGTCGCCGAGGCGCTGATCCGCGCCAACTTCGCGCACGAACGCGAGATTGCGAGGGCCGCGGCATGAGCATCACCCGCACACCCTGCCGCTGCACCGGCTGCCACCAGCCGCTTGGCCGGCCGCACCTGGCCGGATGCCGCTACGCCCGCTTCAAGATGAGGACCACCGCATGACCCGCCCGCACCCGAAACGCAGCACCGCCGCCTACCTGGCCGGCGCGCTGATCTACGAAGAGGGCTCGAAGCTGCCCGCCGACCTGTTCGCGCGGGTGCACTACGGCCCCAAGCCGGGCATCCGCGAGGCCAACCTCGAGCGCGACATCCAGTCCGGCTGGCTGCGCCGGCTGCCGTGCGGACGGATCGCGCTGACCGACGCCGCGCTGGCGCACTACGAGAACGACGGCCCGGCCGAGCCGGAGACGGAGTGCCCTGGCCAGATCGCAGCGCCCCGGCAGATTGATGTGATGAACCGGCCGCCGCTGAGCAAGCGCCACATCCCGAGCACGCGCGGTATCCGGCCGGACATCCCGGCGTGGTCGTTGCGCGCGGGCTGACCTTTACAAGACGAAGCCGCCGCCAGCGGCAACTGGCGGCGGCCTCTGACCAACAACAATGGGGATCGAAATTGGCTGATGACATTTTAACAAAGTACCACGACTTCTTGCGGGCCAAGATCCGGCTGGCGCCGCGGCTCGGCTTCGACGTGCCGATGGAGCGGATCAACCCGCACCTGAAGCCGCACACGCGCCAGATCGTCCAGTGGGCGCTGCGTGGCGGCCAGCGCGCCGTGTTCGCTTCGTTCGGCCTGCACAAGACCTCCACCAACCTGGAGATCATGCGCCAGATCGGCCAGCACCGCCCGTGCAAGCGCCTGATCGTGTTGCCGCTCGGCGTGCGCGGCGAATTCACGCGCGAAGTGGCGCAACGCTTCACCGGCGACCAGGCGCTCGACCTGCGGTTCATCCGTTCGGATGCCGAGGTCGACGACCCGGCGACGCTGTACATGACCAATTATGAGACGGTCCGCGACGGCAAGCTCGATGTGCGCCAGTTCGGTGCCGCTGCTCTCGACGAGGCCAGCGTGCTGCGCAGCTTCGGCAGCAAGACCTACCAGGAGTTCCTGCCGCTGTTCGAGCAGGTCGAGTTCAAGTTCGTGTTCACCGCCACGCCGAGCCCGAACCGCTACAAGGAACTGATCCACTACGCCGGCTTTCTCGGCGTGATGGACACCGGCCAGGCCTTGACGCGCTTCTTCCAGCGCGACAGCGAGAAGGCCGGCAACCTGACCTTGTACCCGCACAAGGAGCGCGAATTCTGGCTGTGGGTGGCTAGCTGGGCGTGCTTCATTCAGAAGCCGAGTGATCTGGGTCATTCGGATGACGGCTATGTACTACCCGAGCTGCGAGTGCGCTACCATGAAGTACCAAGTAATTACGACGCTGCTGGTGCCGAGAAAAACGGGCAGGGCCTGCTGATCCCGAACGTGGCGATGGGGTTGGCCGCTGCCGCAGGGGAGAAGCGTGACAGCATCGAGAAGCGCGTCGAGCGACTCGTGGAGATCGTCCGTGACGAAAGAAGAAAGAAGGCGTTACCTCAAGGAGTACTACGAGAAGAACAAGGAGCAGCTGCTGGTCAAGCAGCGGGCGCGCAACAAGCGGAATTACGAAGCGAAGCCGGAGGAGCATGCGGCACGGAGCAAACGTTGGCGCGAGGCGAACCCGGAGCGGATGAAGGAGCTCCAGGAGAGTCACCGGCTATCGCATCCCGGGTTATCCGTTCAGCGGAGCCGGGAATGGTACGCCCAGAACAAGCCACGTGCAGCGGCGCAGTCGCGCGCGCAGAAATTGGCGCGGTACGGACTGACGGAAGCGCAGTATCAGGCGATGCTGGCGGCGCAGGGCGGTCGGTGCGCGATCTGCGAGGGGGAGCACGGGCTGGCGAGCAAGAGGCATCCGCTGTATGTGGATCATTGCCACACGACGGGGAGGGTGCGCGGGTTGCTGTGCCACCGCTGCAATGCAGGACTGGGGATGTTCATGGACCGGATCGATCTGGTCAATCGGGCGGCGAACTACCTGAACAAGTCATCGTCTGGTGCGATCTCAACGACGAGCAGCAAGCCATCGAGCGCGCCCTGAGGGCCGAGGGGCTTTCGGTTTCATCCCTGACTGGTAGCCAAACTGTAGATGAGCGGGAGGCGCTGCTGAACAAGTGGCGCGCTGGCGACACCGACGTTTTCCTGACGAAGCCGGTGATGTATGGCGCCGGCGTCAATCTGCAGCAGTGCCACACGATGATTTTCGCTGGCATTGGATTCAAGTTTGCGGACTTCATTCAAGCCATTCACAGGATTCATCGCTTCGGCCAAACTGCGCCGTGCACTGTGCACATCATCCACACCGAGGTCGAGCGTGCCGTGCTGGCCGAGCTGCAGGACAAGTGGCGCCAGCACGACGCGATGCAGGGCACGATGGGTGAGATCATCCGCGCCTACGGGTTGGACCACCTGTCGATGCAGGAGTCGCTGGCGCGCACGATTGGCGTCGAGCGGCGTGTCGTCAAGGGCGAGCGCTTCACGGTGGCCAACAACGACTGCGTGCTGGAGGCGCGCGAACAGCCGGACAACTCGGTCGGGCTGATCGTGACGTCAATCCCGTTCGCCAACCACTACGAGTACAGCCCCAGCTACAACGACTTCGGCCACACCCAGGACAACGCCCACTTCTGGGCGCAGATGGACTTCCTGACGCCGCAGCTTTACCGGATCCTGCAGCCGGGCCGCATCTACGCCTGCCACGTGAAGGACCGGATCAACTTCGGCAACGTGACCGGCGACGGCCTGCCGACCGTCAGCCCGTTCCACGCGGAGGCGCTGTTCCACGGCATGCGCCATGGCTTCGACTACCTGGGGATGATCACTGTGGTGACCGACGTGGTGCGCGAGAACAACCAGACCTACCGGCTGGGCTACACGGAGATGTGCAAGGATGGAACCAAGATGGGCGTTGGCTCGCCGGAATACGTGCTGCTGTTCCACAAGCCGCAGAGCGACCGCTCGCGCGGCTATGCCGACCTGCCGGTCAGAAAGAGCAAGACGGGGCGGGTGGTGCTGGCGGACGGCACGGTGCTGACCGAGGACCACCCGGAGTTCGAGGAGGCAGTCAACGGCGCGTTCGCCGAGGTGATCGAGTACGACCCGGGCTATTCGCTGGCGCGCTGGCAGATCGATGCGCACGCGTTCTGGCGCTCGAGCGGTAACCGGCTGATGAGCGCCGAGGAGCTAGCGGCGCTGGGCCCGGCCAAGCTGGCCAAGTTCTTCACCGACGACAGCCTGCGCCACGTGTACGACTACGAACGCCACGTGCAGACCGGCGAGGAACTGCAGGCGCGCGGCGCGCTGCCGTCGACCTTCATGTCGCTGGCGCCCGGCAGCGCCGACCCGGCGGTGTGGCACGACGTGAACCGGATGATCACCTTGAACGGCGCGCAGTCGGCGCGCGCGGTCGAGAAGCACGTGTGCCCGTTCCAGATCGACATCGTCGACCGCCTGATCAACCGCTACAGCAACCCGGGCGACACCGTCTACGACCCGTTCTCCGGGCTGGGCACGGTGCCGGTGCGGGCGATGAAGCTGGGGCGCTATGGCATGGGCTCGGAGCTGAACGCCGGTTACTTTGCCGACCAGGTGCACTACTGCCGGGCGATGGAGCGCGAGGTCAGCATGCCGACCCTGTTCGACCTCGAGGCGCTGGACGAGCAGCAGGACCGCAGGGAGGCGGCATGAAGCGCCCGGATGGCTATGTCGATCCGCGCCGGGCGCCGGCGCGGGCAGCGGTGCTGGCGGCGCTGCCGGGCACGCGGCCGGCCATTGCCGCGGCCACCGGCCTGCCAACCTATACGGTGGCGCGGGCGGTGGCGCAGCTGCACCGCGAAGGCAAGGTGCACGTCGGCCGCTGGCGGCACCGCGACGGCGGCGGCGTGCCAATGCCGGTGTACGTGCCGGGGCCCGGCGCGGACGCGCCGGAGAACCTGAAGCGCCTGACGCGCCAGCAGATCTGGGCCCGCTACGAGAAGCGCGTCAAGGGCACTGAGGTGGATGATCGGCGCAAGGCGCAACGCAGCGGCCTGTACTGGCAGCGCAAGGCGGCAGCGGCACCGAACGGGTGGGCGGCGGCGCTGTTTGCGCCGCCGCCTCAGCGGAGGGCGATCCATGCGTGACTACACCGAACTGCGCGCGGCGGCCGCGGCGGAGCCGAAGGTGGCGGTCGAGGCCGGCGTGCTGCTCGAGCTGCTCGATGAGCTGGAGCGGCTGCGGGCGAAGCGCATCGCCCCTGCCGAGCGGCGCAAGCGCCACGCCACCCCGGAGGACGAGAAGTGTGCGCGCTGGATCTACGGCCTGATCCTGAATACCAGCCCGAGCGCCAAGCAGCCGACCTGGTCGGTGTGGGCCGACGAGGTGCGCCTGATGCGCGAGCTCGACAAGCGCAGCCACCGCGAGATCTGCGAGCTGTTCCAGTGGGCCCACGCGGACCCGTTCTGGTGCGCCAACATCCTGTCGCCAAAGAAGCTGCGCGAGAAGTGGGACCAGCTGGCCGTCAAGCGCGCGCGAGCAGCCGGCGCTCAGCAACAGGGCCATGGCAAGTTCCACTTCTCTGGCGCCGACCGTGCTGGCGACCGCGCGGCGCAGCACAGCGCGATGGCGCGCCTCGGGATCGCGGTGCCGGCCGGCGAGGTGGCGCTGTGAGCGGGCTGCAGCGGGTGGCGCTGCTCGAGCAGCTCGGCGCGCGCGTACACACGGTGGCCGGCAGCTGCGCGACCCACGGCCCAGCCAGCGTGGTCGCGCGCGTCGACCTCGGCTGGTATTGCCCGGCCTGCCTAGAGGATCAGCAGCGCGCCGAGGGGCTGCGCGGATGGGCCAGAGAACGCGCGGCGACCCTGCACGCGATCGCCGGGATTCCGCTGCGTTACCGCGGCCAGGCGTTCGCCGCGGCGACGCCGGCGCAGAAGGAGGTGCGCGCGCTGGCCGCCGCGTTCCGCGACTTCATCGTTGCCGAGCGGCGCTGGGCCTGCCTGCTGCTGGTGGGCGACCCGGGCACCGGCAAGACCCAGCTGGCGTGCGAGTTCGGCGAGGCCTGGATCAACCGGTTGTGCCGCTCGGCGCGCTACGTGACCGGCAAGGGTATGGTCAGCGAGATCCAGGCCGCCTACGGGTGCGAGGGCAAGAGCGAGGAATCCGAGATCGACCGCTTCGTCCAGTACGACCTGTTGATCCTCGACGAGATCGACGCGATCCCCGACAAGGACAACGCCAAGCTGCTGCTGACCGAGGTGGTCAACCGGCGCTACAGCCACCACAAGCCGCTGATCGCAATCAGCAACCAGCGGCTGGCCGAGCTGGGGCGCTTTGTCGGCGACCGCGTGCTGGACCGGCTGCACGAGCACGCGTACCCGTGCGCGTTTGACTGGCCCAGCTTCCGGAGGGCCGGGTGAGCCGCGTCGACAAGATCTGCGCACGCTGCGCGCATTTCGGCATCAAAGACGATCCGGCGCGGGCGGCGCAGGGAATCGGTCGATGCGGCGGCTACGACGGCGCGGCGCGGGACCTCGAGCCGTGGGTCGCGTGGGATCACAAGCACTGTGTGCTGTTCCGCCGCGCAGCCGACATGAAGCCGCGCGAGCGCTGGATCGGGCACCAACAGAAGGCAACGACAACGGGAGAGGATGCACATGACAAGGGCTGAACAACTGGCGGCCAACCGGCGCCTGGCCGAGCTGACCGGCTGGAGCGGCATCGTCGACGTCGGCGGCGCACTGCTCGGCACGCCGCCGCGCGGCCAGGCCGCGTGCCGCGGGCAGGCGGCGGTACCGGACTGGAGCGGCGACTGGCGCGCCTGTGGGCCGCTGCTGAGCGAGCACCTGATCGACGTCGGCCACCTGCGCACCCTGGTGGCGGCAGCCTCGCCGCAGGGCTGTCGGACGGCGGGCGTGAGCACCAACCGCGACGCGGCCACCCGCGCGGTGATTGTCGCCGCGGTGATCGCTAAGCTGGGGGGGGCGTGATGGGCCGCTCCAGCAAGCCGCGCAAACCGTACCGTCCCAAGCCGGTGGTGAAACCGCTCGGCATCCGCAACGCCCAGATGCTGGAATTCCCCGGCTACGCCGCCAGCCTGGCGCTCGGGCAGGGCCACTTCGAGGAGCAGCACGTGTACGACTTGCTCAGCAACGCCGACCTGGCGCGGCGCATCGCCCCAAACGGCCACCCGGTGCTGGAGGTCGCCCGGCAGATGGTCGAGGCGGTCGCCGCGATCCAGCAGCGCGCCCAGCGCAGCGGCCGCCACGGCGTGAGCGGCGACGAACTGCGCGTGCTGCGCGAGGGGATCGGGCGCACCATGGACTACCTGCGCACGGTGCCGAACGTGGCGATCGCGCGCGCGTCGCTGGCCGCCCTGGCCGAGTTCAACCGCAACGGCGTGCTGCGGGTGTGACGATGGGCGCCAGTCTGTTCAGGGTCGGATCGGTGTGGCACTACCGGTTTCAGATTGCCCGCAAGCGCACGCAGTGCAGCACGCGCGAGACACGGCGGTGGCGCGCGGAGGAAATTGCCAACAAGGCCTACGAGGACGAAGTGGTGCGCGTCAACGGGGGCAAGCCGGTGCCGACCTTGCGCGAGTTGATCGACGCGTGGCTGGCGGCCAACCGGCCGGTCGTCAGCGTGCACCATGCCGCCAGCGTCGAGCGCTTCGGGCGCCTGCACCTTTACGGTCTGGGCGACAAGCGCATCACCGAGATCACCACCGGCGCCGTCGAGTTGGCGCGCAACGCGCACCTGCTGGAGCGCAAGCCGGCCAGTGCGAACCACTGGCTGCGCATCCTGAAGCTGCTGACCTTGTGGGCAGTCAAGCGCGGGATCATCCTGGCGGCGCCGTGGAAGGTCGCGATGATCAAGGTGCAGAAGCGGCCGCGCGCGGTCTTGCCGCTGGATGTCGCCAGGGCGTGGTTCGATGCGGTCGACGCGGCGTGCGTGCGTTCGCCCGGCGTCGCCGTCGCGGTGCGGCTGATGTTCGGCCTGGGCCTGCGCGAAGGCGAGTCGGCGTCGGCGCGCTGGGAATGGGTCGACTGGCAGCGCGGCACCTACACGCCCGGCATCACCAAGGGCAGGGAGGCCGAGCCGGTGCCGCTGCCGGACTGGCTGCGCGACTTCCTGAAGCCGCTGCGCCAGGCCGAGGGCCTGATCGCATGCCGGCCGGACGGGCAGCCGTTCGCGCCCGGGTTCGCGCGCCATGCGCTGCGCCGGGCTAATGCCGCCTGCGCGGTCAAGGGCATCACGCCGCACCGTTTGCGGGGCACGTTCGCCACGCTGCTGTCGGAGGCGGGCGTGCCGATCCAGACCATCCAGAAGGTGATGCGGCATAAAAGCTTCACCACGACGATGGGCTACCTGGAGAAGAATCTCGACACGGCGGCGCGCGCGCAGAACCGGATCGGCGGTGAAATCGGGTTTAACTGGCGCAAAAGTGGCGAGCCAAATCGAAGCGCGCCCGCCATTGCAGGCGGGGCAAATGATTAGCAGTCATCGGATATGCCCGCGCCGGGCGGATCGCCGTCGGCGTTTTCTTGTGCTGATGGAAACTGTTTGCGCAGGCGAAAATTTGTAGGCGTATGCTAAGCTCGGCCATCCTTACGTCGAGGAAAGTTCATGCCGTTTGTCGAAAAATATGTCGCCGCCCTCAATGCGTCCAATCTGCAGGACGACGAGTACCACCGGGCCACCCACGCGCTGACGGCGGCGGCGCTGGCCGACCTGTCCGGCGGCAGCGGCACCATCGTCGGCTCGATGCTGGCGCGCGCCAAGTTTGCGAATGGGGTCGTGCACAAGACCTTCGAGAGCGGCACGCGCGACCTGGCGCAGCTGGCGCGGGTGTGGGAAGCGGTCGTCATCGAGAGGGGGCGAGCGCGCGGCTGGATGAAGATCAAGAGCGAATGGGACGTCGCCGCAGCGCACGCGATGTACAGGAAGATCGCGCTGCACTCGCTGGCGCACTGGCTGGGCGGCGAGTGCGATGTTTGCCACGGCACCAAGATGCACAACCACCGGGTGTGCGCGGCGTGCGGCGGCAGCGGGCGGGCGTCGATCGAGGGTGGGCGGCTGGAGGTCGAGTGCATCAAGGACATGGTCAGCGAGCTGGAAGGGCTGTTCCAGGCGCACGGCGGGCGCGCGGGGGCGAAGATGCGCCGCGCTGCATGATGGTTCGTACGAGGGAATAACATGGATCACTTTGGCATCGGTGCTGCACTCAAAGGGGCTGCCCGGATTTGCTTCACGTGCGCGCGGCGCACCGGCCGTACGACATCGCTTCTAAATAGCCTGAAGGATGGTGACCGTATCGTGACGCTCGATGGGCGTGAGGCCGAGCGGCTGCGCCGCGAGCTGCGGCAGCGCAAGCTCGAGGTGGATGTGGTCGTGCTCGATCCCGCCAGGCCGGAGCCAATGAGGTACGGCACGCCGGTCGGGCGGACGCTGTTCGACCACATGTGGGTGGAGCGTTTCTACGAGCTCGCGATCGAGCAAGCTTCTGCGGACATCGATGGCCTGCAAGCCGCAATGAGTGGCTGGGGCGAGGCGCACGAGAAGACGCGGCGCGCTGCAGCGACGGAGCCGTATCGATGGCCGGAAGATCGACTGGCGCGACCGGGATAAAAATTTGCAGCGCACTGTTGAGCGCGCGGGCAATAGTATGTAGACTACCGTCATCAACCACATTTCCTCCGGCCCGCGTAATGATCGCTTAGGCGGCACCGCTCACCGGAGCAGGCGAACACCCCGACCCGCGTTACAGCCGCCGCTCGCCTGCAAAAATCGTTTTGCTCACCACGCAGATAGCATGGTGAGCTACCAAGCCCGCAGCCGCAAGGTTGGCGGGCTTTTCTCATTGGGCCGCGAGTTTCACCGATCAATCCGAGTCTCCTCCAACAGCATGGTTGGACTTTGCCGCCGGCAGCAGCGAATGCGCCGGCGGTTTTCTTTTTCGAGGTGCGCGATGGCATCGATCCGTGTGACCGTTGGGGTGCGCTGGTGGTTCAAGTGGGTGGTTGGAATGCTGATCATCGCGAACCGTTGGACCGGCTGGAAACCCAGTGAAGCGCAGACCGAGGCGTGGGTCCGGCGCGCCGTGTATGTAAGAGACGCCGCATGAAGCCATCCCACTACCGCGCGATGCTTGACCGCGCAATCCGCGGCCGGAACGAAGAGCTACTTGATTCGATGTGCGCTGTGCTGGCCGAGAACGAGAAAGCCAAGGAGCTCCTGATCCAGAAGGGTTACGGGCCTGCGCGTGCGCCGATCGACGTGATTGTCCGCCAGGTGCCGCTGAAGAAATGAAGCTCCGGACGCTGAAGCCGCGCGTCCAAGTCGCCAGCCTGTCCCGCCTGCAGTCGCTTCCGGCCTCCACGGTCGAGCGCAAGCGCGGCAGCGCAGGGGTGCGCGACCGGCAGCGCATTAAGGAGCGCGACTGCGGCCTGTGCCAGCGGTGCCGACTGGACGGCAAGGTCACGCTGGGCGACGTCGTTGACCACAAGGTCCCGCTGTGGGCCGGAGGCTCCGACGACGACGCCAACAAATGGTTGCTCTGCAACCCCTGCCACGACGCCAAGACGGCCTCTGAGGCCGCGTTGCGCGCCCGTGGCGAGCTGCCGCAGGGGTAGGGCGGGGTGAAAGTCTGGGGCCTTTTGTCCCCGGACACCGACAGGTTCCGCACGCACAGAATAAATCTCCCCTGGAGGAATTGTTAATGGCTTTAACGGGCAACAAGCGAGCCTTCGCGGATGCCGTTCTGGCCGGGCTATCGAACAAGGAAGCGGCGATCCACGCTGGGTATAGCGCCAAGACTGCCGGGCCAGCCGGCTCGCGTCTGGCGAGGGACAAGGACGTCGTGGCATATATCGACCGCCGCAAGAAAGCAGCCACCGAGGCCGCCGCCGCTCCCAAGCAGCGCAAGCGCGCCGGTGCGGCGACGGCGCCGAAGACGGCGCTACCGCCTCCGCCGAAGCCGACGTTCGACCTGAATGCGGCGTTGCTGCACTCCGACCCGAAGGCGTTCCTGCTCGCCGCGATGAATGACAACGAGCTCGATCCGAAACAGCGCATCGAAGCGGCCAAGGCGCTGATGCCGTTCGTGCACCCGAAAAAGGGCGAGGGCGGCAAGAAGGAGCAACAGGCCGAGCAGGCCAAGGAGGCCGGTAGCAAGTTTGGCCGTACCCCTGCACCTGGCCAACTGCGGGCAGTGAAGTAAAGGACGCGCGCATGGAATGGACCACAGCCTGTCCGGATTGGGCCGACAGGCTGAAACAGGGCCAATCCATTATCCCGCCGCCGATCTTCCCGGATCAGGCCGCCGAGGCGGTCGCCACCTTCAAGCTGTTGCGCATCGTCGATGCGCCCGGCAGCCCGACTTTCGGCGAGGCCTGCGCCCCGTGGGTGTTTGACTTCGTAGGCGCCATCTTCGGCGCCTACGACGCCGACAGCGGCCGGCGCCTGATCAAGGAAGCCTTCCTGGCGATCCCGAAGAAGAATTCGAAGAGCACGATCGCCGCCGGCATCATGGTCACCGCGCTGATCCTGAACTGGCGCGCCTCGGCCGAGCTGATCATCCTGGCGCCGACCATCGAGATCGCCAACAACGCGTTTGCGCCGGCGCGCGACATGATCAAGGCCGACGACGAGCTGGACAAGATGTTCCACGTGCAGGACCACGTCCGTACGATCACCGACCGCAACAACGGCGCCACGCTGAAGGTGGTCGCCGCCGACAATGACACGGTCGGCGGCAAGAAGGCCAGCTGGATCCTGATCGACGAGGAGTGGATCTTCGGTAAGCGCCACAACGCGGAGAACATGTTCCGCGAGGCGACCGGCGGTCTGGCGGCGCGGCCCGAGGGCATCGTCATCAAGCTCAGCACCCAGTCGGACGAGCCGCCGGCCGGCATCTTCCGCCAGGACCTGCAGTACGCGCGCGACGTGCGCGACGGTGTGATCGATGACCGCCACTTCCTGCCGGTCATCTACGAGTTCCCGCCGGACATGGTGGTCGCCAAGGCCTACCTCCAGCCGGAACACTTCGGCATCGTCAACCCGAACCTGAACTACTCGGTCGACCGCGCCTACCTCGAGCGCGAGCTGGCCAAGGCCCAGAGCGCCGGCGAGGAATCGCTGCGCGGCTTCCTCGCCAAGCACCTGAACGTCGAGATCGGCCTGGCGCTGCGCTCGGATCGCTGGGCCGGCGCCGGCTTCTGGGAACAGCAGGCGCGCCCGGTGTTCAGCCTGGACGAGCTGATCGCTCGCTGCGAGGTGGTCACCGGCGGCATCGACGGCGGCGGCCTCGACGACCTGCTCGGCGCCTCGGCGCTCGGGCGCTGCGCCACCACCCGCGAATGGCTGGCGTGGTGCCGCGCCTGGGCCCACCCCTCGGTGCTGGAGCGGCGCAAGGACATCGCGCCGCGCCTGCACGACTTCGCCCGCGACGGCGACCTGGTGCTGGTCGAGCGCATCGGCGACGACGTCGCCGAGGTGGCCGCCATCTTCGCTACGTTGGAACAGTCCGGCAAGCTCGACAAGATCGGTGTCGATCCGGCCGGCCTCGGCGCGATCCTCGACGCGCTGCTCGAAGCAGGCGTCCCGGAAGACAAGATCGTCGGCATCTCGCAGGGCTGGAAGCTGAGCGGCGCGATCAAGACCGCCGAGCGCAAGCTGGCCGAGGGCGTGCTGGTGCACGGCGGCCGGCCACTGATGGCCTGGTGCGTCGGCAACGCCAAGGTCGAACCGAAGGGCAACGCCATCGTGATCACCAAGCAGGCCTCCGGCTCGGCCAAGATCGACCCGCTGATGGCGATGCTCAACGCCGTCTCGCTGATGGCGCTCAATCCAGCCCCCGCCGCCAACAACGACTGGGTGGATGACATCCTCGTCGGCTAACTGGACTCACATGACCGAAACCAAGAACAAACCGCCCGGCCGCTTCAAATCGGCCGTGCTGAAATGGCTCGGCCAGCCGATTTCGCTCACCGATGGCGAGTTCTGGGCGGCCTATGCAGGCGCAGGTGGCGGCGGCAAGCCGGTCACGGTGCACGCCGCGCTGCAGCTGTCCACCGTGTGGGCTTGCGTGAGACTGATCGCGGAGACCATTTCGACCCTGCCGTTTGGCTTTTACGAGCGGCTGCCGGACGGTTCGCGGCGCCCCGCCACCGACCACCCGCTGTACGAGCTGCTGCACAACCAGCCGAACGCCGACATGACGGCGGTGCAGTTCTGGGAGGCGGTCATCGCCAGCATGCTCCTGTGGGGCAACGCCTACATCGAGAAGGCGCGTATCGGCAAGCGCGTGGTGGCGCTCAATTTCCTGCTGCCGCAGCGGATCCGCAAGCGCCGCCTGAGCGACGGCTCGATGGAATACAAATACCACGACCTCGACGGCACGCTGCGGCTGATCCCTGAGGACGACCTGATCAACATCCCGGCCTTCAGCCTGGACGGCGTCAACGGCCTGACCCCGATGTCGTACGGCGCCCGGGTGTTCGGCTCGGCGCGAGCGGTCGATGACGCCAGCGCCAAGGTATACAGCACCGGGATGCGCGCCGCTGGCTTCCTGAAGGTGAAGGGCACGCTCAGCAAGGAGCAGCGCGAGAAGCTGGGCGCCCGCCTCAGGGCCTATACCGCGGGCGGCCCGGACGCCGGCACCGCGATGGTGCTGGAAAACGACGCCGACTACCAGCAATTGACGATGAACCCGACCGACTCGCAGATGCTGGAGAGCCGCCAGTTCTCCGTCGAGGAAATCTGCCGCTGGTTCCGGGTGCCGCCATCGATGGTCGGCCATGGCGGCGCGGTGTCGAACTGGGGAACCGGCATCGAGCAGCAGATGATCGCTTTCCTGACCTTCGCGTTGCGCCCGATCCTGTCAAAGGTCGAGAGTGCGGTGCGTAAATCGGCGCTTGCGCCGGGCGAAAAAGGGCGCTTTTTCGGCGAATTCGGCGTCGAGGGCCTGCTGCGCGCCGACAGCGCCGCGCGCGCCCAGTTCTACTCGATCATGACCCAGAACGGCATCTACACCCGCAACGAGGTGCGCCAACTGGAAAACCTCCCGCGCATGGACGGCGGCGACGAGTTGACCGTCCAGAGCAACCTGATCCCCTTGTCCATGCTGGGCAAGATCACCTCGACCGCCACCGCCGCGAAGAACGCGGTACTCGACTGGCTCGGCCTGAAACAAGACGGAGAATTCAAGCATGAAGCATAAAAGCGGCGCTGTCCTGGAGCGCAAGGAGTTCGCATTCAAGGCCGACGCGGCCGACGACGGCACCTTCACCGGCTACGGCTCGGTGTTCGGTAACGTCGACGGCGGGCGCGACATCGTGGCCAAGGGCGCCTTCACCGACAGCCTGAAACGCATCAAGGCCGCCGGCGATCCGCTGCCCGCGCTGTGGCAGCACAACTACCGCGAGCCGATCGGCGGCTTCGACTTGCTCGAAGAGGACGATCACGGCCTGAAGGTCGGCGGTTTCCTGCTGAAGGACGACGTGACCCGGGCCGCCGAAGCCTACGCGCTGATGAAGCGCCGGATCGTCAAGGGCCTGTCGATCGGTTACTACGTGCTGAAGGACAGCTGGAACGAAAAAGAGGGTATCCGCACCCTGATCGAACTGGAGCTGGTCGAGATCAGCATCGTGACCTTCCCGATGAACGAGGAGGCGACGATCGATAGCGTCAAGTCGATCGAGCGCACGCTCAAGGCCGGCGATCTGCCGACGCTGCCCGAATTCGAGAACTTCCTGTGCGAGGCAGGGTTCTCGAAAACGCAGGCCAAAGCCGTCGCTGGTAACGGCCTGCGCAAACTGCTTGATCGGCGTGAGGCCGATGGCGACACCAGCGATGCGCTGAAGCTGTTGCAGGACTTCAGCTTGCAGTAACCCCGTCACTGACCCACACCGGACCCGCTTGCGAGCGGGTTTTTTCATTTTATGGAGCTGTAAATGGCTGACAACACCGAAAACGATATCAAGCAGGCGCTCGACAAGATCACCCAGCAAGTCAAGGAAGCCGGCGAAAAGGCGCTGGCCGAGGCCAAGAAAACCGGCGACATGGCCGAAAAATCGAAGGAAAAGGTCGACGAGCTGCTGGTCCAGCACGGCGAGCTGAAACAGCGCCTGGCCGAGGTCGAGCAGAAGATGGCGCGCCGCCCGGGCGAGGGCGAGTCGGCCGAGCGCAAGTCCATCGGCCAGCGCGTGGTCGAGAGCGATGGCTTCAAGGCCATGGACAGCTCGGCGCAGAAGTCGATGCGCGTCTCGATGGAGCGCAAGGACCTGCTGAACGTGAGCGCCACCGTCGGCACCGGCGTCAGCGCGTCGAACTCGCTGGTCCTGGGCGACCGCCAGCCGGGCATCATCGCCTCGCCGGAGCGCAAGATGACCATCCGCGACCTGGTCATGCCCGGGCAGACCGACACCAACTCGATCGAGTTCGTGCGCGAGACCGGCTTCACCAACAACGCCGCGCCGCGCGCCGAAGGCGCGGCGATGGCCAAGTCGAACCTGATCTTCGACCTGAAGACCGCGCCGGTTCGCACCATCTCGCACATCTTCAAGGCCTCGCGCCAGCTGCTCGACGATGCCAAGGGCCTGGCCAGCTACATCGACGGCCGCGCGCAGTACGGCCTGCGCTACCGCGAGGAACTGCAGTTCCTGTTCGGTGACGGCACCGGCGCCAACATCCTCGGCATTGTGCCGCAGGCCAGTGCCTATGCCGCCGCGATCACGCTGACCGCGCCGACCGCGATCGACAAGCTGCGCCTGGCGCTGCTGCAGGTGATCCTGGCCGAGTACCCGTCGTCCGGCTTCGTCCTGAACCCGATCGACTGGACCGGCATCGAGCTCACCAAGGACGAGCAAGGGCGCTACATCGTCGGTTCGCCGGTCAACGGCTCGACCCCGCGGCTGTGGGGCCTGCCGGTGGTCGAGACCCAGGCAATGACGGCCAGCACCTTCCTGACCGGCGCCTTCAACCTCGGCGCCCAGGTGTTCGACCGCCAGGAGATCGAGGTGCTGTTGTCCACCGAGAACGTGGACGACTTCGAAAAGGGCATGTGCACGATCCGCGCGGAAGAGCGCGCCGCGCTGGCAGTCTACCGGCCGGAAGCCTTCGTTACCGGCTCGCTGTAATCGACCCAGCAGGAGGGCCGCTGCTCGCGGCCCTTTTGATAAGGAGAATCCATGCAAGAAAACGAAGTGATGGCGCGTGCCGTCAAGACGTTCCACGGCGAAGAGGGTTTCAAGAACCCGGACAGCGCGCCCTTCCAGGTGTCGCGCCAGCGCTTCGCCGACCTGAAGGCGAACGGCCTGGTGGTCGAGGCGGAATCGAATGTTACGGAGACTGCTGACTCTGGCGCAGCCGCCCATGCGGTGTCCGATGAAGGCGGCGAACCGGCTGGCGAGCCCGTTGGAGAGCAATCGGCAGAGCCGCCGGCCGCAAAGCCGGCCCGTGGCCAGCGTAACAGGTAATCCACCGATGGCGCCCGGCCCCGCCGCCACGCTCGCCGCGCTGCGCGCGTGGGCGCGCGACCCGCACGCCGTGGTGGGCACGGTCTGCGGCGCGCGCGGCCCGGTCGCCATCCTCCCCGCCGACGTCGTCGGCAAAACAGATGACCAGCTGCGCGCGCGGCTTGCGCAGTCACGTGACAAGAAAGGCTAGCCCATGGCTGCATTCCAACGATTCAACGCCTACGCCCAAGCGCTGGCCGAAAAGAAGCACAACCTCAGCGCCGACCAGTTGGTGCTGCTGCTCACCAACACCGCGCCGGCGGTGGCGACCAACGCGGTCACCGCCGACATCACCCAGATCGCCGACTATTCGCACTGCTCGACGCGCAACCTAACGCGCAGCTCGGCCTCGCAAAGCGGCGGCACCTACAAGTGCGTGCTGGCCGACCTGACGCTGGCTGCGTCTGGCGGCACAGTCGGCCCGTTCCGCTATGTCGTGCTGGCCAACGCCACCGCGACCAATGGCGACCTGATCGGCCTGTGGGACTACGGCGCCTCGATCACGCTGAACGATGGTGAGTCGCTGCTGGTCGACCTCGACCAGGCCAATGGCGCGCTGACGGTGGGCTGACGCATGTTCGCCGACGGACTGCGCTGCACCCATAACGGCACCGGCGGCCCGGGCGCATTCACGCTGGCCAGTCGGGGCGACGGCTATCCGCAGCCGATCGACGCCTTTGGCACGTCGGGCTCTCTGGTTGTGGAATACCAGATCGCCGAGTACAGCGATGCCACGCTGGCCACGCTGGTGCGCGAGGAATCCGGGCTCGGCGTGCTGAACCTGGCGACCAACGTGCTGACCCGCACCACGGTGCTCAAGACCTGGGTGGCCGGCGGCAGCTACAACAAGTCGAACCCGAGCGCGCTGAGTTTCGGCGCGACGGCGGCGAACATCGTGATCACCTTCGGCGGCGGCGCGAACACCCAGAAGGCCGCGCTGCCCGCCACGTTCAACGTCACCTCGTCCAGTTCCGACATCTGGCAGCCGTTCAATACCCGCGTCACCTATGACAGCGCCTCGGGGGTGTTCGCGATGTCGGCCGGCGCCCGCCTGTATATCCCGATCGAGTACGTGTATGGCAAGCCGATCGTGCAGGTGGCTGTCGATGTGACCACGGCGGTGGCGTCCTCCACGCTGCGCATGGGCATCTACGACACCGACCAGAGCTCGGGTGGCCCCGGCAACCTGCTGACCGAATTCACCGCGGCGGCGCAGATCGATACCTCGGCGACCGGCTTGCGCGCGGTCACGCCAGCCACGCCGTTCGGGATGCCCGCGGGGTTTCCGTGGCTGTGCCTGCAAGCGAGCGCCGCGATCTCGCTGCGCCGCTTGTCGCACTTCGGCCACGGGCTGCTCAGCACGGGGGCTGGCGGCGGACGGGACCAGCTGATGTTCGACAAGGGCGCGACCTACGGCGCGCTGCCGGCGACCGCCGACACCAGCGCGTCCAACGTCTATACCCGCTCCAGCGGTGGCCAAGTAGTGGGGCTGTTCAAATGAGCATTTACGAAAACGAAGCCTGCCGGATCACGCTGCCGAACGGCTACCTGCCGGGTCTGTACGAGACGCTGGCGGCGCGCGGCATCCAGGTCGAGGGCGGCGTGTCGGGCGAGTTCGCCAGCGATGCGCCAGCGGCGCAGGCCTTTATCGACGGCTACACGGCGGCCGATGCGTTGGCCTACGCCAGGTCCGCCAGGTGCGCCGAGGTGCTGGCGCATTCCAAGAACCTGCGCGACCTGGCAACGGCGGCGGTCGCCCAGGGCGAGATGGCCAGCTGGCCGATCAAGCGCGCCGAGGCCATCGCGTTCAGCGCCGACCCCAACGCGGCTTGCCCGATGCTGTCGGCCGAGGCGGCGGGGCGCGGAATCACGCTCGCGGCGCTCGTTGACAAGGTCATGGGCAATGCGGCGCGGTTCCAGGCGCTGGAATCGGCCATCGGGGGTACCGACGGCCGCCACCGCGACGCGATCATGGCACTCGACTCGTGCGAGGCGGTCGCCGCCTACGACTACTCAACCGGCTGGCCGGAGGTGTAAATGGCGCTCGGCCTCTCGCCGCTCGGTCTGGCGCCACTGGGACTGGCCCCGGCCCGGGCGGCGTCAGGGCCGAAGCAATATACGCTGGCCGCCGGCAGCGCTGCCACGGCGCTGGGCGGATCGGCAGCGGCGCTGCTCGCCAACCGCAATCTGCCCGCCGCGGCCGCGCCGCTGCCGCTCGCCGGTGCGCCGGCCGGCCTGTTCGCCTCCCGCACGTTGGCCGCCCAACCGGGCGCCCTCTCGCTGGCAGGCACCGCCGCCGCACTGCGGACGGCCCGGGTCATCGCGGCGCAAGTCGGCCCCGTTGGGCTGGCGGGCGCCAATGCCAGCCTCGCCACTCAGCGCCGGCTGGTCGCCGACGGCGACGCGTTGCCGCTCGCCGGGCAAGCCGCGCCCCTTCGCGCAGCGCGCCTTCTGGCCGCTTCCAGCGGCGCGCTCGGCCTCGGCGCGACGCGGGCGGACTTCCAGTACGTGCCGCTCGATGGCACGGTCGGCCCGACCTACACGCTGGCTGCGGAGCCTGACGCGCTCGCGCTGGGCGGCGGCGGTTCCGGGCTGCTGGCGGCGCGGCTGCTGCCGGTGGACCCAGCACCGCTCGCGATCGGCGCAGCAGCGGGACGCCTTCTGCTGGCTCGCCGCCTGGTGGCTTCGGCAGGCGCCGCCGCCGTCGACGGCAGCGCCGTGCTGCTGCGCGCCTCCCGGCGTCTGGCGGCCCAGCCGGACGGTATCCCGCTCGGCGGCGCCGCTGCGCTGCTCAAGTACAGCGCCCAGGTCGACTATGCGCGCGCCCCGGCCGGCGCCGGCTACGCGCCGCAGCGTCACGACTACCAGGCTCGCCCCGTGCAGCGCGGCGCCGGCCGGCCTGGCGCAACCCAAAGGAATTCCCGATGACGACAAGACGCATCATCGAACCGGCCGCGCCGGCGGTCTCGCTGGCAGCGGCGCGCACCGCGGCCCGCGTCGACCTGAACGACGACGGCACTTCGCCGCTGGACGGCGACCTCGCGCTGGCGATCGCCACCTACACAGCCGAGGCCGAGCACGAGACCGGGCGCGCGGTGATCGAACAAACCTGGCGCGTGACGCTCGACAGCTTCCCCGATGCGATCGAGCTGGCGCGCCCGCCGCTAATCAGCGTCGACCACGTCAAGTTCTACGACACGGACGGCGCGCGGCAGACGCTGGACCCGCAGGACTACCTGCTCGACGCCGAGAGCGAGCCTGGCTACCTGGTCCCGGCGCCGGGCAAGGCATGGCCGGCGACCGCAGCCCGCATCAACGCGGTCGAGGTGCAGTGCCGCTGCGGCTACGGCGCCGATGACAGCGCCGTGCCGGCGCCGGTCCAGAGCTTCATCCTCGGCCGGATCCAGGCGCAGTTCGCGCTCGACGAGCCGCCGAAAACCGACAACCTGATCCGGCTCCTGTGGCCGCTCAAAGTCTATTCCTGACCGATGGCGCGCAACCAGAAGATAACGCTGTACCGCCCGCAGGCGGGCACCGATACCGCCGGCCGCCCGTCGACGGAACTGGTCAAGCACCGCGACGCCTGGGCGGACTTGCGCCTGCTGAACGGCA